GGTGCCACTCCGTTCTTTAAAACTCCTATCGAGTATTGGGCTGGTAAAAAAATGTTTGCTGGTATTCCTTATCGGGATGAGTTTGTTAAACTGCCGGTTGCTATCAGATCAATTCCGGGTATGACTACTTCTATAAAGATGCTTGGTTGGGGAGATAAGAACTCTGCTGGGGATTGGATGATTAATGATAAGAAGTTGGGGATTATAGAAAACATGTTGCCTTTCTTGGGAAGGTTCCGTCGTATCATCCCTGAAGATGAGAAAACTCAGGAGACTTGGATTCAGACTATTATGTCAACGTTGGGTGGTGTGAGTGTCCGAATTAATACTCCTCGTCAACAACGCAATGAAGAGATCCGTAGGGCTGTTGCTGCATCAAAAGATCGTGATGTATGGAAATCTTTCAACACGCGTTGAGACTAGACTGGGTGAGTAGACGGGACACGAAAGGCTTATGAGTATGAAGTATGTTTCCAGAAAAGAGTGGGGGGCTAAACCTCCACCTAAAGGAAAGTTCGACAAGTTAAACAAGGCGAGAGTGCAGGGTGTTGTTATTCATCACTCAGGTGTGCAGAACGGACCTAAAGGTTCGGCTGCTGTTAAAGCATTTGAACGCCATCACATGGGTAAAGGCTGGGATGGTATTGGTTACAACTGGCTTGTCGATGAGAGTGGAACTATTTTTGAAGGACGAGGATGGGATAACCGTGGAGCGGGAACTAAAGGTTGGAACAGTCGTTCGATCAGCGTGTGCTTTACTGGCTGGGGTTTTGATAAGCCTCACGACAATGCTTTACGTTCTTTACAAACGGTTGTTGATGCCGCTGAATCTCATTTCGGTAAGGGACTTTGGGTTTCGACGCATCGTAAGAAGAGCCGTGAGGGGTATACGACGTGTCCGGGTGACATTTTAGGCGACTGGGTTGAGGGCGGTATGGGTGTTGTTGAGGCACCTGAGGCTGTTGATTGGGCTGCGATAATTCAGTTCTTTAAAGATTTGCATGAGCAGGTTAAGGAGACTCCTTTGTCTCGTCCTTCTCGTAGCAGAGGTTTGCCTGTGCGTTTAGTGCAGGGAAAGTTAGCGGAGCGTGGTTTTAATGCCGGTCCTGTTGATGGGATTTATGGTAAGAAAACTGTGTCTGCTGTTAGAGAGTTTCAAGAGACACAAGGTTTTTTGAAGGTTACAGGTGTGGTGAATGGTGAGACGTTCGGCTGCCTGTTTATACAATAAGGAAAAATATTATGCCAAAAGGTAAAGGATATGGTCCTTCGTTCCAAGAAACATTTGGGTCGCAGGATGATCAGCCTTACAACTCTACGTCCTCGTTTAACATGTGGGATATGAGTCAGAAGGCTAAGAAAGCCGCAGCGTATCTGCGGGGAACTAATTTGGGCAACGCCAATCAGAATGGTCGCCCTTTCGGAAAGTAGGTTATGATGCCACATCAATTAGATGGTAAAGCAATGAAGGTGCCTGCTGTGGGGAAAGTTTTAGTTGATACTGTTACTCGTCCTACTGCTAATCTTGGTACGTTAACTGGTGACGCTATGTTACGAATGGGTAACGGTATGCGGGCTAAGTTTGATGAGAACGATTAATGGCGCGTAAGAAAAGACCACGCCCAAGGTACTGATTATGCCTTTAGAGAAGGGTTCTGATCAGGCGACCATTAGTCGTAATATAGGTAAGTTGATTACGGAAGGTTATAAACGTGATCAGGCTGCCGCTATCGCATATGATAATGCGAGGAAATCTAACAAAAGGAAAAGAAATTGAAAAACATGGTTGACATGCTAGAACGTGCAGCGTGGACTTTCGCGCAAGCATTTCTAGGTGTCTTTGTTGTTGCTGACCTTTCATCAGCAAAGGGTGCGGGTGTTGCTGGTTTAGCAGCGGCTGTATCAGTAATGAAAACCTTTGTGAAGGACAAGGTAGCGAAACAATAATGGATGACACGGACCTTGACGCTAAATGGGAATTATTCTTAGAGCAGCAAGGTACGTCTATTCAAGAAGAAATTTACCGGGAGTTAGAATCGTCCGCACACCTGTTTGATTCTTTTGATGGGACTCACGCCAAGTGGTCCGGTGAAGGGTTGTTGGGTTTGCTGCTCGTATTCGATGAGACAGAAGCAGAGGCTTTGCTCGCTGCTTTCCAAGCCGGTGTTGACGGCATTGAAGAGGCTCAGTTTGCTTTCGCTGCTTGGGCTACTTCTTTAATGGGGTTGATCCGGCAATGTCTCGTCCCCGAAACTGATTGATTTTTTTCTATCTTTGAACCAATCTATTACTTTTGGTTCTTGCGCTAGGTGTATTACCAGTTTACGTCTTATAACGTCACGTCTGCGCGCTAACGATGTTTTAGGTATCCCTAAGACTGCTCCTGCTTTTCGTAGAGACATTCCTTCTATGAAAAGTCTTTCCGCTATCCATTTCTCCAATGGGGATAGTTTATCTATAGCGTCTGCTAACACTTCTTTGAGTTGAAGAGTGGTTTCTAAAGGCATTAAAGGTTCATAACCGGATGGTGCCGTTTGCATTAATGCTTCTATTTCTGTCATTGGTCTGGTTGGATGAAGTTTTTGTCTAGCCCCGAACTGTACCTTACCTTCTTGCCACGCATCTGTCGGATCAGTCGGGAACTCGCGTTGTTTCCCCGCCATATTCTGTTACCGCCCTTAAAAAGTCGGGGGCTATAACACGGGTGTTGTCCGCATCATAACCCGATGGTTCTCCTAGTTCCCATGCTTCGTCGTGGTTTATCCACCCAAGCATCTCCACCTCTCTAAATTCAGGTGGTACTGGTCGAACCACAAACAGATCTAGGTTTTGACCTAGTTGCCGTCTGCGTACCGCCGCGTTGTTAGATGTTCTAACTCTTCTTACTTCTATGTTGTGACCTACGTCTGCTCGTCCACGGTTTTCTTGATGCCTGTTACCCGCCCAGACGTGACCTCCCCAGTATTGGTTGGTTACTTTCGCTACTGCTAGTTCCCCTATTGCTGCTGCTACTTGCGCTGTTCTGTCGTCTTCCATGTAGTCTCGTTTGTAATGCGATGCGTCTTGTTTCTCCCAGTTTTCTATGAACCGTCTGCATCCTACGTGTGTAGCCCATTCGTATTCCCAAGGTTCTAGTTTAATCAATATCAAGTTTGTCTACTTTCACCGCGTTGATTCTTACTATTTGCCTGTCGTCCGCCCATCCGACTCCGTTTAATCCATCTAATGTGAGTTTCAGATAGTTGTCGAGGTCGCCTGTTAATGTTTTAGCGTTGTGTGGGGATTGCATTACGTGAAGGATTGTGTGTGTCGGGGAGTACATGACGGTGATTTCTAATGGTCCTTCGAGGGTTGTGCCTACTTGTTCGAGCCATGCTTGCGCTACGAAATCTTCTTCGTCGAGTGTTGTTTTAGGTGTGAATACGTGTCCGCTACGGGTGTGCCTTGGGCGTGCCTTCACTTTGGGTCTTCTCTCTATAATTACGCTGATAGGTTTCTTCGTTATCCCAAGCGACTTTTTCCGAGGCACTTACTATTCTCCAAAGTTGTGTGTCACCGTCTTGGCGACTGTCGTATTTTCCTCCCCATTCCTTGTCCGCAGACTTTAGTTCATTAAAGATTGTTTCGTGTGGATACCCTTGTCTTACCATTTGGCAGGCTAGTGAAAACAGGGTCGCTGATCTGTCTCCTTTGGGTAGGGTGTTTGTTGGTCTAGGACCATTCCTTCGTATAGCCCCTGCAAGCCCTCTGAGGGGTCCTGATGGGGAATATCCTGTATTGGTAGGTTTGAACGGCTCAGGTGGCTTGTATAAGGCTCTGACGGGCTCCCAGCAGTCAGGTGTTATGCGTGTTTTTATGGCTTCTTCAACGAAAGATTTTACTGGCACCATAGAAAAGGAGTATTCCGGTCTGTCCATTTCGTTGTATCCGCCTCGTTCACGGTTACGTGCGTAGGGTAGTCTCACTCCGTTTCCCCACCCTCGTTCTGAGAGTTCCACTTGTTTAGGGTTTACTTCTTTGGTGGGTGCGTCAACGATATCACAGGCTCCTATGAGTCCTTCTCTTACTTCTTTTGCGTACATCGGGGCGGTGAAAAATACCCAAAGGTGGAATCCCTTGGAACGTGATCGCTCTATCCAAGAGTGTACGTCTAGTTGTTTTAGTACTTGGTATACGTTTTTTGCGTGTGCTAATGATTGTTGTAGTCCTTCGTCCCAGTCGACGCACCCCCAGTAGACTTTCAGTCCGTCTTCTTCTGCGAATAGTGGGTACACTCCGATTGCTGGTTCTGAGTGCA